GGAGTTGTAGCTTGATTCAATGTTATTTGTAAAACAAGATTATCAATTCTGCTTGCATTCAAAGAGCCACTTGGCTGTAACTCTTCAGGTTTGAGAGCAAAACTGTATGTGTAGATGAAGTTATCGTTAGCTATAACTGTATGATGCTGCCACGCCTGAACAAGACGAAAATATCCGGCATCTCTTTCTTTGAACCGATCCATACCATCAAGTTGCAATAAGGCAGTCGATAACATATCAGTTCTCACACCAGTTTCACTGATTGATAAGCTACTGTAGTTAAAATATTCGTGATTGGTATCCATTAAATCGCGCTTTATTACCCAAATAAGTTCTCGGATTGGGTGATTGAACTCGAGGCGAAGGGGAACACTCGTTACAGTAGCAGGAATACCAAGTGCTGATGTATATTGTACTTGCTCAATAAGATATTCGTGTGATGTGCTTACAAAACGACGTCTTTCTTCTACATCTAAATAGACATAATCACCATATAACATCAATGATGTTATTTTTGCTGGGTTCACGGTTGTTGTATCACAATTAATTATAAGCTCACCACTGTAAAAGAGTTGCTGTAGCGGTCTTAGTGTTATGTTAATACGAACAGGATGATATTGGAGTGCCAGAAGTGGTAAATATAAACCAGGGTTTTTGTTGAACCAGAACTGAAGGGGAATATAGAGTTTTAGAGGACCGGGTAGTGTTCCTGTGGGTGGAACATATCCATCAACTTTTCCAATCATATCGTAAAATCCAGCTTTCTTTTCACTAGTCGTTGTAAGATTCGACCAAATTTCCATCCACTCGCCTGTTTGTTTATCAATTTCCTGTTCACCAACTTCGATACTGATTTCCTGTATAAGTGCATGACCTATTGCATTCACATAGGATGTTGCTGAACCATTTGATGAAAGGTAAATAGCAGGTAGAGTTACTTCAAGGAACACAGGACCGAGTAGATCTCCGCGACGAGGTACAAGACAGGAGAGTCGTTTACCAAAATCGGGGTCACCATCGAAATACATAGGCTGACTTTCTACAGCAAAATTTGTATACCGCCGATATACCATTTTGAACCAGGTGATTTGAGGATTTCCACTAAGAAAAACGTCCTGCTTTCCCATTGCTATAAGTTGTAATAAGCCACCACCGCCTGTCATACTACCAGAGGAAAAGATATATGATTACGCTTCATACGCATAAAAATAAAAAAAAAATAAAAAACTAAAGAAGAGCATATAGAAGATGGATCCTTATATACAAAATAATCGTTCATATGATACAGATCTTTTGATTTTAAGAAGCCTTTTTGCATTAAATCCAGATACCAATCTTCCAATATCAACAAATTATGTTATGACTACGGACGGTGCTGGTGGAATCTCATGGATAGATCCAATAATTTTTGGTGGTATTTCATTACCAAATCTTGTAAGTACAGTTGCTGGATTAGGATCTATTAACTACGTATCAACATCCTATTTGAACACAGCACTTACAAGTTCTCTAAAAGGTCTAGGAACAATCAACTATGTATCAACATCGTATTTGAATGCAGCACTTGTAAGCACAGTTGAGGGTCTAGGTGCACTTAACTATGTATCAACATCCTATTTGAATAAAGTTGTTTCAGATACAGTGGATGGTCTTGGAACAGCAGGATATATATCTGCACAAACACTTGCAGTAACTACAAATACTGCAAATGCTGCGTTAACATCATCAATATATATACTTAATCCAGCACGTTATGTGAGCACAGGAGCGCTTACAAGTACAGTTCAAGGTATATTAAATAGTGCTGATTTTGCACTACAAATCGGTCAGTTAGATACTAGCTTAACAAGTACAGTTCTAGGTCTAGGTAATTCCGGTTATATTTCAACTAGTGCATTTCGTTCGTCATTAACAAGCACAGTTCAAGGTCTAGGTAATGCCGGTTACGTTTCAACTGCTGCACTTCGTTCATCCTTGACAAGCACAGTTCAAGGTCTCGGTTCTGCTGGTTATGTTTCAACTTCTTTTATGGCAAACTATGTTACAAGTGCTGTGGCGAATGCAGGAACCTCAGGCAACTATGTGTCAGTTCCAACATTGACTCTTACTTTAAATACAAAAGTAGCAGGCTTAGGAACTCAAGGATATGTATCAACATCTTATCTAGTAGATTATGTTACAAATGCTTTGAATAATGTAGGTACATCTGGCAACTATGTATCAACGCCTACATTAGATCTTGCCCTTACAAGTACAACATCTTATATATTTGATTCGGAGCGTTATGTAAGTACAGGAGCCCTTACAAGTACAACAATAGGAATTCTTGCAACAGCAACAAGCGGTATTGCAGTGGGTACATTAAATACAGCATTAGCATCAACGGTAGCCGGTCTTGGTTCAGGCGGTGATAATGGGTATATATCTTCAATAACATTTAAAAGAGCACTCACATCGACTGTTGCGGGTCTTGGCTCAGGCGGCAACAATGGATATATATCAACTCTTTCACTTCAAAGTACAACGCAAACACTTACAGATATGATTTTGGGTGGCACAACCATTACAGTAGATAGAGCAGGAAACTTAATAATACAGGGAGGTACAATAAATGTTGCAAATATGGCAGGTAGTATTATATATTTAAGTACATTTTTACAGTCATCGGTTACATATTCTGGAACAAATGGAACAATGTCAGGTACAGTTCTTCCAAATCCAGCTACAGGTACAGATATGATGTTTTCAACATGCGTTGTTCCATTTAATACAATGTCAAGTTTCATGAATGCAAATAGTCGTATTAACTTAGATGTATTTCCGACATTTGCATTCAATGAGCTAAATACGATGTCAACTCGTTCACTCGTTACACCGATTAGTACATTTTTACAGTATGGGTCTCTAGCTCCGAGTGCAAATAACTCCAACTTATTACAATATGTAAATACATCATTTTTAATAGCAAATAGTAAAACATCAGGTTTTTCAAACTATTTTCAACAACAAATAAGACTTCAGATTCCTGGATCAGCAATCAGTGGTTCGTGGTCAAGTAACTATATACTTTATCATTACATGCCTCAAGCCCTTACAATCAACTTAGATCCAGGTTTAAAGGCAAGTAGTATAACTGTAAACTATAGTTCTACAAACTCCATTTTTATCTCGGTTCAAAATCTACCGTAAATCTAAGGATCTAGAAGAGAATGGCATCAAGCCGCAGAACATATGATACAGATTTTATTACTTTGCGAACTGTGTATGCAAAGTATTCAAATAACCTAAATATTCCAGCACTTCGTGCATTAGTTGCCGATGGTTCAGGTGGAACAGGTTGGTCAATACCATCGTCATTTGGGACAAATCCATCTTTTAATCAAATCATCACGACAGGTGGCACATATACGGCTGATGTATCTTTCAATACCTTTCGCTTGTTTGCAGGGCAGGGCATAGGCATGGTAAATGGAAATCCTGGTTCGAATGAGACATTTATATACGCAAAAGCGTTTAATCAGATTGATATTAGTGGAGCTGATTCATTAAAATCATTTTCCAATGGCATATTGACACAGACTGTAAAATTTGCCACAGCAGAAAATGCCTATATTCAACTTCGAACAGATTCTGACACGAATACTGTTTTTATAGATGGTCCTATGACACAGACGATAAGTACCGGTTATTACGGATTTAATAAGTTTGTAATCATTCCAACAGTTAGTACTATACAAACAAACTTGACAGCATATCCTAAAACCACATTATTTGCTGATTCGCAGTCAACGCAGATTACATTTGCAGGTGTCAATGATCTTATTTTAAGCACGAACTATTCAACAAATCAGGTCTTTTTTACTGTAAGTAGTTTTACAGCTGCTGGGTATTTAGCCTTGAGTGGTGAAACCTTTTCTGTTTATAATCGGCTGATCAGTACGATTTCTTCTGGGTTTGTAACTGTTCCAAATTTTTCAACAGGCGCAATCAGTCTTTCAACACTATCATTTTCAAATGTGTCAACGGTTAATTCATCTATTTTTGGAGTATCTACATATTTTGGTGGAAGATTTGACTTTCTCAACAGTTTAATTAATACGCGCGCAACAATTGAACAGTTAAATACTGTAACAGGAAACTTTCAGATATCGATTTCGTCGTTTTCAACGAACTATATGTCATATAC